ACAATGTTCAACGCTTGGAAAAAGTTCAATAAGAACAATATCTACAGCTTCAGAGAGCATTTGCAGACTTGTGAGGAGTTGGACGACAATGGCCGTTTGAGTGCTTTGTTTATGACATTGCCAACACATTCAAGTCATGAGGGCGTGTGGACGGATATTAACCGAATGTGCACCTTGAATGCCAATCAGGTAAACCGAAAGCGTGAGAAGCACATCTGCCCTTTGCAGTTAGATTTGATTGAGCGGCTTATTAACCGCTTTACGATGAAGGGCGAGCTTGTGGATGATCCGTTTGGCGGGCTGTTCAGTACAGCTTACAAAGCTATTGAGATGGGCCGCAATGCTATTAGTACGGAGCTGAATCCTGATTATTATGATGACGGCTTATTCTATTTGAAAAGTGTTGAATATAAAGTCAACGTGCCCACGCTGTTTGATTTGATCTAGTGTATTTTTGACCCGTTGGAAGTGACGCGCCAACGAAATGATAAGGAATGAAAAAACTATCTTACAAGTCCCTTCCCGCGGAAGCAAGCACAAAGGCTACCTTATCGGCCAATGTGCTTCCGAGTTGTCAGCTCGGCCGCAGGAGGGGCTTTGTCTTTTATGGCTATGCAGCAGCGTGACATGGTGCGCGAACTGATTGTAAAGGGTGGTATTTTAAGAATGCACCCCGATGAAATCAGGCAGATAGTTTCAGAACTTCCGTACATGGGTTTTCCTTTTTGGGAGGCTTGCGCCCACTCAGAGTATTTGCTTTCTGTTGTTCGATTACAGGAAATTGACATACAGAATAAGATTGCAGCACTTTTGAATAGTTCGATATGAGTGGATGGGTTAAGCTCCACAGGAGCCTGTTAGAATGGGAATGGTGGGATGATCACAACGCCACAAGGCTTCTTATTTATCTTCTTGTTGCTGTTAACCACGAGCCCAAGAAATGGAAAGGGGTTGAAATAGAGGCGGGGTCTATGGTTGTTTCTTGGGAAACTTTGAGTAACGCGGTGCTTCTTACACCTCAGCAATGCAGGACGGCAATGGCCAAACTTGAGCAATGCGGAGAGATAACAAGGAAGGTAACAAACAGATTTCAGCTTGTAAGCCTTGTAAAATGGGGAAAATTGCAGTCAGATAACAGGCGGGTAACAGGCAAACGAACAGACAGAGAACAGACAGATAACAGGCAAATAACAACAACTAAAGAAGTTAAAGAAACTAAAGAAGGGGAAGAAGTAACGCACGCGCAAAAACTTTTGAATTGGTTAGATGAAAATTGCCCTGACGTTTGCAAAATGAAAGAGCCGCTCACCAACGAGCAAGCGCAAAGCATAATCGACAAATACCCAAACCCAAACTTTGTAGCCAAGACCTTTCAGGCAATGGACAATTACAAACCGCTCAAGCAAAAAAACAAGAGCGCGTATAAAACATTTCTAAATTGGGCATCACGCGACTTTGAAAGCTACAAAGAGGCTAACGGACACCAACCACAGAAAAAGCGCATATGAAAGAAGTTAATCCAGAACACGTTTGCGTAGCTACTGCGCTGACTTTCCCAAAATACCATGATGAACTGTTCGAGGTTATTAACTCACCAATCTACTTTGAAGATGAAGATTGCCGCGAAATCATAAAAGCCTGTATCGCGATTCGCGAATTTGGAAGAACGCCAGACCTAGTTTCTGTAGCCGAGAAATCAAAGGTCAATCCGAAAATAATTTTTTCATACACCTCCCTAGATTATTTCTATGAATGGCAGAATGCAGCCCTAACAGTTCGAGAACGGTGGATGTTCAGGAAATTCAAAGAGGCTTGCGCAAGGGGCATTGAGGCAGACTATGAAGATATTTTTGATCTACTCACAGGCCACAGTGAAGAGGTTAACGTGATAGTGTCAAGCGTTGACACGCTCAAGACAGAGAAGATCCAAGACATAGCGATACAAGCGGTCAACGATATTGCAAAGCTGAAGAACAACGAGATCACCGGTGCGCCTTCGGGCATTTACAAGCTAGACACTCACACGCGAGGCTTCCAACCTTCCGACCTCGTTATAGTTGCCGCTCGCCCAGGGATGGGGAAAACGGCTTTTGCATTAAACGCGGGGAGGGCATCAGCACAAAAAGGCACGGTGCTATTTTTCAGCCTAGAGATGAGTGCTATCCAATTGGTCAAAAGGATGCACGCTCAAGACGGGAGGGTGACGATGGACGAAATTTTCAAAGACAGCCCAAGCGAATCAAAGTGGCCAATCTTAATGGAAATAGCGGACAAGATCGGGCAGCTAGATATAGAGATTTACGACCGCATCAGCTACATAGAGGACATAGCGGCAAAGGTTAGCACGGTGGCTAAACGGAAAAAAGTGAGCCTTGTGGTCATTGACTATTTGGGGCTATGCAGCACACGCGAAAGGGTGCAAAGCGAAGAGGTGAGGGTGAGCCGTATCAGTTGGAAGTGCAAGCAGATGGCCAAGCGTTCAAACGTGCCTGTAATGCTTTTATCGCAGCTATCGAGGGAAGTGGAGAAGCGAGCAAATAAACGTCCTCAGCTTTCAGATTTACGCTATTCAGGGGCGATAGAACAGGACGCGGACATGGTGCTATTCCCGTGGTGGAGCCAACGCTATGAGATGTTAGATGAGAAGGGGGAATACTACGGACTAATCGACATAGCGAAATATCGAAACGGTGAGCCATTGGAGGTTGGTGGGTTGGTGTTTGAAGGACGCCACGTTCGATGGGTAGAAGATGGGGGCATGGTGACCGTTTCGGCTGCTGCATCGAATGTGACGAGAACTCAAAGCGATTTACCATTTTGATGAGATACACACTTTGCATAAAGGGCAATCCCGACCGCGACTACGAAACGCTTCAGGAGGCGGAGAAGGTTATCGAGAAAGAGCTAGGGGTTTTTGATAAGGTCAACGACTATTTGCAGAGGGGAAAGCACGTCAGGCGCAGCTATGTTTGCTCGAGGGGGAGCGCGATGGTGATGATTGACAAGTGATGCAAATAGTATCTGATTTATTTTGTAGCTTTGCTGCAAGTAAAACCAAAGGCGATGAGCGATTACGACTACATTAACCCCGCCCACTACCAAGAGTTTAGTGTTGAGGTCATCGACATGATGGCCGCTATTTGGGGAAAGGAAAAAACTGCCACACATTGCGAGATGTGCGCGTTTAAGTACAAGCTAAGGGCAGGGAGCAAGCCCGACCAACCGATTGAGCGCGACCTCGATAAAGCCGCGTGGTATTTGTCAAAAGCTAAAGAGCTGAGATCATGATTGAAAAGACTATGAAGATTACGGGTATTATTTGCCTGTTGTCATTAGTGCTTCTTGTATTAATGTTGTTTTCGCTTATTTGGACAGACGAAATAAGTGATTTGCAGGTAAAGGTATCTCTAACTCTTGCCTTATCTTTTATTTGGTCATTTATTGCTTGGGCAGTAGCTTACTTGTATAATGAAATTAACGATGCCTAAAAATAAATACTGCTACGTCATCAGCGACCAATTCGAGAACATAATCGGAGCTGCCACAACGATGAAGAAAGCGTTGGGGATGGTGGAAGAAGAAGATATGGATGAGGTAGAAGTAAGTAGCGAGTGGCAAGAATCATCGCACATCCACAGGCATGAGCTATCTAACAACTGGTTCATCGACAAAATCACCTTAAACCAACTGTAATGTACAAAGCAATGAGCCAAGAGGGAGAGCGCAGGCTCTTCCACCACCTAACAGAAGCCTGCGAGTTTGCCGGCAAGTCGTACCATTCAGTTTACCGGTCCTTCAAACTTGGAAAAGCGGTAGAGGGGATTGAAGAGGTGGAAGAGGGCGAGGTAGGTACCATCAGTAGGGAATCGGTAAAGCTAATTGTTAAGGATTCGCTAGGGATTTACGCTCCTTACGTTTACATCCACATGGAGCCTGACGGCTCAATCCTTTTTGTTTAGTACCTTTGAACCATGACAACCGCAGAAAAGATTCAAGAGGTCATACGCCTTATTTCAGAGGGGAAAAGCGCAAGCAGCGCAATAAAAGAGGTGGGCATAAGCAAGCGAACTTTTTTCGGTGCGGTGCTTGATTCAGATGAAATAGGAAACCAATACGCGCGCGCGACAGAACTTCGGGCCGCCATTATGTTTGACCAGATTGAAGAGATTGCGGACGATTCGAGCGGGGATGAAACCTATGACAACAACGGCAACCCCAAGCAAAACACCGAGTTCATCCAACGGAGCAAGCTAAGGGTAGATGCCCGCAAGTGGATGTTAGCGCGAATGAATCCGAGAAAGTACGGTGATCGCATTAACATTGACCACGATGCGGAGAACAAAGGCACACCGCCTAACATCATATGGAAGAGCGAGCGCGACAATTCGTAATACTTGACCCTTATCGCCCGCTATTTCAAGACCCACCGGACAATGATGTAATAATTCTATTGGGTGGTCGAGGTTCGGCAAAATCTACTCACGCATCTATTTTTCTGAATGACCTCAGCTATCAAAAAGGTCATGTGATATTATTCACGCGATGGACGATGAAGAGCGCGGAGAAGTCAATTATACCCGAGTTCACCGCGACAATGGAAAAGATGGGCAACCGTCAAGACTTCAGCATCACATCGGATGAAATTATTAACAAGGTTAGCGGCTCACGGATTCTCTTTTCGGGGATTAAGACGAGCAGCGGGAACCAAACAGCAAACCTTAAATCTATTCCAGGGCTTACGACTTTTGTCATTGACGAGGGTGAGGAATTCTTGGATGAAGATACCTTCGACACAATCAAAAAGAGCGTAAGGAGCAAGCTGAGGCCGAACCGGACGATATGGATTCAGAACCCAAGTCATAAGAAGCATTTCATCTATGGTAGGTATGTGGCTCCGAATGCCCCCTACCCTTGCACGATTATTAAAACTACCTACCTTGACAACTTGGAAAACCTCAGCGCGGAGTTCTTGGCCGATGCTGAGATCATGAAGAACACCAACTACAAAAGGTATGCACACATCTACCTAGGCGAATGGCTAGACGATGCCGAGGGGCTTTTGTGGGATATGGATATTATCAACCTCACGCGGGTAAGCGAAGC